TGAACAGATCGAAGTGATAGACTGTCTTTCCTGCTTCGTTGAGATAGTAGCCCCAACCGAAGGAGATCAAGTTTTCGTACTGATCCCACTTCGTGTAGATCTCGTCTCCTTTCGAAGCTGCGAGGACGCGGATCTGACAGTCCGCCTTTCCTTCTTCGTTGCGATAGACGCGGAAAAGCATCGCAGACTGCGTCTCCGATCCTGCGATTCGCTTGCACTGACGGATCTTGCTGTTGAAATGAGTGCGTTTCAGCAGATCCGTGTACGCGCTGAACGCTCCGTCTGTGTCCTTCGACGATTGCCCCCACTTGACAGGCTGTCCGTAGATGAACACAAGCGAGATCTCGTTGATATAGACAGGATAGCTGATAGGAAGCTTCCAACGCTTGATCCTGCGCTTGAAGTTTCCGTCCTTGTCGAGAATGATCTTGTCCTCGCGGTTGTTGATAGCGTGAAAACGCGGATCATACTCCTTGCGTGCGATCGCTGTTTCTTCCTGCTTGCTTTCCATTGAAGCAATAACACGGCTGATGTCCTTTGACTCGATCAGCTGTTCAAAATCCTGCTTTCGCCCGATCGCTGCGTTGAGCAAGTTTAAGAATGAATCTACAATAGTCATAATTCCGAAATTATTATTTTTGATATTAAACTGTCCTATATTGCGAGATTCCCCAAGTTCTTCGGGATCTCGAAGTCATCGTCCTTGAAGTAGTTGATCGCATATCCGAGAATATCGACGTATTCGTCATGCAGTCTTTGAGGGAATCCGCACACTTGATCTATGAATTCGTCGTTCCAGTCTCCTTCGACGATATAGACGCGTCCGCACTCGATCGTAGGACTGACAGCGTGCAGTCTCTCCGCTTTCGAGTCCTTCGGTGTCGGAGTCCTTGTCACGTTCAGACTGCTGATCGCTTCAAGCGACTGCACTACGCTGATTCCGTTCGCTTTCGGCTCTATCCGCAAGCTGCTCTGCGACGTTGCGAGATTCGCTTTCATGTATTCTGGAAGGAAGCGGATCAAGTCTGGGAACGTCTTCCAGATCTGCATAGCGTTGTACACGTAGATGTTGTTGTTTATCATGCAGGCTGCGAGTATGCCCGTCGGATCGTTGTCCGTCTTCTTCTGCTTTTCGTCGTATGCAGTATCGACGAAGAAGTGCATCGTCTCGTTGTAGCGCAGAGCGTAGAAGTCTGCCTGCGAGATCTTGCGAAACCACGCTTCCTTGACGATGTTACCGCCCTCTGCGCTCGGCTTCTGCTGAAACTGTCCTGCATATCCGCGAGATCCGAGATCTATCCTTGCTTCGTTCAGAACGTCTCTGTTGAGTCGTACAGGATCGAGAAGTCCGTCAACGTAGTACTGACGCAGCTCCGCAGGCTCTACTTCCTCGCAGTCTTCCGCAGGGAGATTGATGTGCTTGATCTTGTCCTGCTTCTTCGACAGAAGATAGCCTGTGACATCGTCTTGATGAAGTCGCTGCATGATCGTGATCATCGGAGTGTTCGCTTTCTCGACTTTACGTGATGACAGCGTCTTGATGTGATCGTTCGCAGCTTTACGCATTTGATCCGACTCTGCCTGCTTCGGGTTGACTGGATCGTCGTTGATGATGACGTGAGCGTGAAATCCTGTGATCGTACCGCCTGTAGATGACGCGTAGCGGAAGCCGCCTGCTGTATTCTCATAGTTCTGCTTTCCAGACTTGTCATGTCGGATCTCGACTTCTGGAAACAGACGCATGTACTTGTCGCTTGTGATGATGTCCTTCGATCGTGTCGCGTGATCGATCGAGAGCTGCGCTGAATAGGAGTTCGTGATGATGCGGATCGTCGGATCGACAGTCCAGAGCCATGCAGGGAACATGACAGTCACGATCGTCGATTTCGTCGTTGACGGTGGAATGTTCACGATCATGTCGTAAGGCTTCGCTTCACGCTTCACGATCGACTGCGCAAGGATCTGTAGCTCCTTGCAGAGATAAGGAATGTGCCAGTTATAGACAGGCTGTTCGTGTATGATGACATCCCAGAATGTCTTCATAAAGTAGAAGAAGTCGCCTCTGCACTGATCTGCGACTGCTTGCACGAACATGTCCTCTGTCAACTGTTGCTTCATTCTTCTTCGTCTTCTTCTTCGTCGTTATCTCCGTAATAATTGAATCCGCTGTGTCCGATGACATACGCAGCGAAGATGATAGACGCGATCATTATCACGGCTTTCGCTATCTTCGTATAGAACAGCAAACTCTCCATGATCTATCGCTGTGCTTTCTGGATGATTCGCAGATGCGATCGTCCGAGCGATCTGATGCGTCCGTTGAAGTATCTCTCCGCGTCCTTCTCCGATTGTGCTGCGTAGATGTCGATCCAACCGCCACCGAAGACAGCTTCATGTTGTACGATGTATGCCATATTGATTCGTGTTTGATGTTTTAATCCTTCTTGTTCAAGATGTCCTCTCCGATAGAAAGGACTGCTGCTCGCTGTTCGTCAGTGAGCTTGTCGAGATCGATTCCTCTGTTCGAGTGCGGATAGAGATCGCGTCCGTCGCGTCCTGTCGCTTCGATGTTCTGCTTATTCTTCCACTTGTCTGGAGCAAGATTCGTCAGAGCGAAGACAAGTGCGCCAGTGTCCTGTACGACGTGAGTCTTCTTCGTGATCTGCTCCTTGACATATACTTGCTTTGTCTTCGCGTCCGTCGCATACTTCGTGTGCTGTTCCTCGAAGTCGAATCCGCGAGCGCGATCCCAGAGCGAGTGTTCGAGCTGTCCGACGATGTTGATGCGGAATTCTTCCTGTGCGTTTTTAATAGCGTCAGCAAAGTCAGCTTTGTTCGGATCATTGAGCCATTCGTAGAACGTCTGCTTGCTGATGTTCGCTTTCCTGCACGCGTCGATGATCGTGTCTCCGTTCGCTATAGCGTCCGTGAGCTTGTTGATTGTTGCTTCGTCGTACTTCATAATCTTTTCAAAAGATATTTAGTTATTTATATATTATTCTGCACTGCTTCCTATATACTCAAAGCTTGCTGTGATACGCGCGTGTGACGTGACGTTCACTTGTCGCTTCTTGCTTTTTGAGACTCCTGCTGCGCGTCCTATGCGCGTTGTGATCCAGTTCGGGTTGCTTTTCCTCGACATAATCAGCACAGTGTGCGAAGTCGCACAGATGTATCTGTTTCCTGCGTCCTTGTATCGCTGTGCGATGAAGTCTGTCAGATGTCTGCTGATGCCGATTCCTTGATAGTCTGGAAGAACGACGATTCTATGCTCTCGCCAGATATTCTTCGTCTTCGGATGCGGAAAAGCCAGAACAGCGACCATTGCTGCGAGACTGCCGTTCACTGTAGCGATATAGACGTGTGCTGCTTCGTTGAACGAGTGATTCAGATAGTGATACTTCCTAAATATTCGCCAGTAATGCTGTTTTTCCTTTGTCTCGAACACGTCGATCTGGATGACTGGTCTATTTTTTTTTTGAGTTTCGAGATCCAAGATCTGAAACTGCATTGTGTCCGTGTTGAAGATCCAGTCTGGCATCAGCCAGTCCTGCACGTCGAAATGACACGTCACTGCGACGAATTTCTTTCCTGCACGTCTGACAGCTTTCTGCAACGCGAACGATCCTATCTGTGCAACGTCTCTGTCTACGACGCTTGTGAATTCGTCGAAGACAAACATGTCCTTGTTCTCTAACATTGCGCGTGCTATGTCGCAGCGCATCTTCTCTCCGTTCGAGAGCACTGAATAAGGCTTCAGCCAACTGGGGGGGGCAGAAAAACCGACGCTGTTCAACGCTTTGCAGATCTCCGTCACGCTTGCTTCCTTCGGCATATCGTCGAGTATAGAGTCATGCGTGTACTCGTACTTGTCAACGATCGAGTCCGCAAAGAGTTCGCGTGCGATCGTAGTCTTTCCAGTGCCAGAGTGTCCGACGATCAGTCCGATGTTCCACTTTTCGGGAAGCGTGATGTCGCCCTCGAAGTGCTCCGTGACATGCTGCGTCTGCAAGTCGTATGTTCCCATGACGCTTGCGACGCGGAATGACTTTCGCGGATCGTGCTCCTTTATAATGTCAAAATGCGACATTCGTACCCCCTTTCCTGCATTTCGTCGTAAATCGCTTGCAGAGCACCTTCCGTCTTGCAGTCGATCTCTAACTTGTACTGCTGCTTGATGTCGCCAGAGTAGTCCTTTGCGGACTGTTCAGCCTGCGCGAACTTCAAGCCCCATTCCTCTGTGTCGATGTTGAATCTCTCCTTTGCGCGATCGAGTGCTTCCTTGTTCCATTCCAGATCAACATGCGCGATCTGATTGTCAGTGAAAGCCATTTCGCGTCCTTGCTGTGAGTCGAGATCCACGTCCATACGCTTGACAACGACAAGTTCGTCTCCGTTAGTAGGAACGATGATCACTTTCGTCTCTCCGATGTTCGACGCTGTCTCTACGACTCCGTTTCCTGCGATCAGTCTGTTGTTCTTGTCTACAAGCACAGAGCGACCGAACTTGTTGCGACGGATCGACTTTTCAAGCATAGACATACCGAATTCTGTATGCTTGTTGAAGTTGTCATCATCTGGGATCAATACGCTGATGTCCGTCTGGATGACTTGTGATTTGCTGCTGTTTATGTTCCTTTCCTTTGCCATATTACTTTGCTTATTTAGCGTCTGCTTCGTTGCAGCTGCGCTGCAAATATACAAAATAGTGACTAATAAACACCGCTTTCGGACGAAAAAAATCACTTTTTGAGTGAAAAAATCCGTCCGAAAACAGTGTTGCTGATTCTAAGTTACTTAGCATTTATATATATAATATATAAGCTATAACAAAGAAGCTTGTTTTGATGAAAAAAATTCTTAGAACGGCAGATCATCCGCTTTTTCGTTCGTCTGACTCGTTTCCTGCATTCCAGTGACAGTGTGGTGCGCCTGCGGTGCGCCAGACGATTGTGACGGATCTGATGAAGCGACAGACGCGTTCTGCTGCTGTTGTCCGTCATCCTGCTTCTTGTCAAGCAGTTGCAGTTCGTCTGCGTAGATCTCCGTGACGTACCGTTCGACGTGATTCTGATCTTCAAACTTGCGTGTGCGGATCTTTCCCTCGATGTAGACGGAAGATCCCTTGCGGACGTAGTTCTGGATCACTTGCGCGAGATTGCCGTAACAGACGATGCTGTGCCACTCCGTTTTGTCTGGCACTTCGCGTCCGTCCCTTGTTGTGAATCCGCGTTCCGTCGTTGCGACGCTGAACTGTGCGCACTTGTTTCCGTTCGTGAAGTCCGTGATCTTCGGATCTTGACCTACACGTCCCAAGATGATAGCCTTGTTTACTCCGTTCATGTACTCTGATTTTTATTGATGATGTTATCTGATGTTGATATTCTCGCGGGAGAGCAAGCCGAGATCTTCGTGTCTGTCACGAAGCACGCTGAAATCCTCGTACTTGACGTTGAACATTTCGCCCTCTGGCATCGTTAGCAGGAATTCCAGAAGCATCTTGAACTTGCTTTTGTACTGACCAGTGCGATCTTCGATCAGCTTGATCATATAGTAGTAATCGTCTGCGTCCCTGCACGCGTCCTCTGCGTCTTCTATGTTGTAGATGTTCTGTTTCAGACATGCAGCGAACATTCGACCCTGCGAACATGCTTTCTTCAAGCCGTTGTAGTTGTGCTTGTCTTCATTCGTGAACGATCCGTCAAGCTTCTGGAAGACGCTGTCTGCGTCCATGAAGAAAGAATGCACCACGTCTGACAGCACGAATGCGAGATTCGTCAG